GTGGTGAATGCGTCCCGCACAAGCGACCTGCACAGACCGGGCAAAGAGCGCGGCGAAAACAAGATCGACGGGCCGGTCGCGCGCATGATGGCGCTGGGGCGCTGGCTTTTGGATGAGCAGGCGCAAGGGTCTTACCTTGAAGAGACAGAATTGATGGTGCTTTGATGTTCGGATTTCTGAAAAAAAGCGCCGTTTACGCCTTAGACCAGATCGGATCATTTTCCGGCTTCATTCGCTACGGCACATCATCGGGGATGACGGTAAACGCCCTTTCTGCGGTTGATACGACTGCGGTGTTTTGCGCGGCGCGGGTGATCGCAGAAGGCGGCGCGCAAACGCCGATAAGGGTGATTTCGGACACCTACGGAGACAACGATTTACATATTCGCAAGATCGAACGCGATCATCCAGTGCATAAACTCTTGGCTGTGAGGCCAAACGACTGGCAAACGCCGTATGAATTTAGAGAGGGCATGTTTTTCAACGCTGCTTTGGCGGAGGGCGCGATTGCAATCAAGAATATGGTGGGCGGTGAGATCCGCGAATTGCTGCCGGTTCCTTGTTCGTCTTGGTCGGTTGAGCAGCTTGCAGATTTCAGCCTGCGCATTCGGATTGACTATTCAGACAAGACCCACGGTTATTTTGACCTTTCGCAGGTTTTTTACCTTCGCGGGCCATCTATGGACGGGTTCCGGGCATTGCCAGCTTATCGGCAGGCGAGGGAGGCGATTGGGCTTTCTCGGGCACTGGAAAAGCAACAAGCGCGGCTTTCGGGGAATGGCGGCAAGCCGTCTGGGGTTTTGTCCTTCGCAATGCCATTGACGCCAGAGACAAAGAACAAACTGCGCGAGACATGGCAGGAGAAATTCGGCCCGAACGGTGAGGGCGGCATTGCTATCCTAGATGGGGACGCGAAATTCCAGTCGATGACGATGACGAGCGTTGACGCGCAGTACATTGAGACGCGGCGAATGCAGATTGAGGAAATCGCCCGCGCGTTTCGTGTTCAGCCAATCATGATTATGCAGGCCGACAAGGCCGCGACCTTTGCCAGTGCGGAGCAAATGTTCCGAATGCACGTCATTCACACGCTTGGACCTTGGATGGCGCGCTTTGAGCAAGCTGCAAACCGCGACCTCTTGAACAGCGCTGAGGGCTTGCGGGTTGATATCGACGAGCGCGGGTTACTTCGCGGCGATTTCAAGGATCAGGCGGAATATTACACCAAGGCGCTTGGCTCTGGCGGTCAGCCAGGATGGATGACGCCCAATGAAATACGCAGCGAACGCGACATGAATCCCGTCGATGAAGAATGGGCAAACAGAGTACCGCGCGGCGCAATGGAGGCTTCAAATGCTGGAAACCAAGAACCTACAATTTGACGTAAAAGCCGCTAAAAACGGCGTTATTGAAGGCTACGCGTCCCGCTTTGGCGAGGTGGATCAGGGCGGAGATACGGTTGTCGAAGGGGCTTACACTAAGTCTTTGGACAGGCTTTCACAAGAAGGACGCCGGGTAAAAATGCTATGGCAGCACGATCCATCGCAACCCATTGGGGTTTGGGATGAAGTGTCCAGCGACAGTAGCGGGCTTTACGTCAAAGGCCGCATTTTAACTGATGTGGAAAAGGGGCGCGAGGCCGCTGCCTTGATCGACGCAGGCGCGATCGATGGGCTTTCAATCGGCTACCGCACAATTAAGGCAACGCGCGGCGAAAAAGGCCAGCGTATGCTTTCAGAATTAGATTTGTGGGAGGTCTCTTTGGTCACTTTCCCAATGCAGACAACCGCGCGCATCGACGCTTACAAAGCTGTTGATATGACGCGTTCTGAACTTGAACAGATACTCACGCGAGGCGCTGCCGTATCTCGTTCAGTCGCCCGCGCCCTTTTGGGCGGCGGGTTTGAAGCTATCAAGTCCATGCCTAGCGCTGGGGATGATGGTCTTTCTGAGCTTGCTGCGCTGATGCGCGGTGAAAATCATAACATGGAGAAACAAAATGTCTGACCTTCAAGAGGTTAAAGACCTTTTTTCCTCAACTCAAAAGACCGTCGAGGCACTGCGCGGTAAAGTTGAGGAAATGGGCACAAAGACCGCAGATGCGGTTGACCAAGACACGCTTGCCAAGATGAAAGCGGATATCGCTGCTCAGCTTGAGACTGAGCAGAAATCAAATGCAGAACGCTTGGCCGCAATGGAAACCAAGCTAAACCGACCGAATGCTGCGGTTGAGCAGAAGTCACAGGATTACGAAAAAAAGTTTTCGAAATATCTGCGCGACGGTGAGAATGTCGCCGAAATCAAGGCAATGGGCACTCAAACTGCAGAAAGCGGCGGATTTGTCGTGTCTGACGGTATGCGCGACGGCATCCAGGCGCGCAGTCGGCGCACGTCTCCGATTGAGCAAATCGCAACCAGCATCAGCTTTTCTGGCGCAAATTACGAAATCCTCATGGAACGTGATGAGCCGGGTTCTGGCTGGGGTGATGGTGAGCGCACGACAACCGCAGAAACCACCACGCCAACGATTGCCAAAATTGCCATTGCCACTCACGATCTGCGGGCTTCTCCGCGTATCGCTCAGCGGCTTCTGGATGTTGCGGATTATGACGTCGAAGGCTTCCTTGTCGGGCGCGTCAATGACAAATTCGCCCGCGACAAGGCAACGGCTTTCATCTCTGGCAGCGGTGCTGATCGTCCGAAGGGTTTCTTGTCCTACAGCAGTGCAACAACTGTTGACGCCAGCCGTGCTGTGGAAACTCTGCAATATCGCGTGACTGGTGCATCTGGCGATTTTGCGGCTTCTGGCCCTGCTGACGTTCTTGTGCAGACGTTCTATGACCTGCAAGGCATGTACCAAGCCAACGCTTCATGGATGATGAAGAACACCACAGCCGCAGAAGTCGCCGTTTTGAAGGATGACAACGGTTCCTACCTGATCCAGTCGATGCTGAATACGGACGGGACAATCGTGCGCACCATCCAGGGGCGTCCGATGTACGTTGCCGACGACATGCCAGCCATTGCGGCAAACAGCATGTCAATCGCTCTCGGTGATTTCAGCCACTACCTGATTGTGAACAGCCCGACCGTTTCGCTTGTTCGCGATATCTACACTCAAACGCCAAATGTGGTGTTTAAGTTCTGCACCCGTGTCGGTGGCGGCGTGACCGACTTTGACGCAATTAAGCTGATCAAGTTCGGCACATCGTAAGGAGAAAATCAGATGTATATGAAAGATATGCGGTCTGAAACGACCACAGCGCACGGCATCACTGCAACGCTCTCTGGGGTGACACCTTCTAAGGGCAATATCGTGGATCTGACTGATTACAGCGCCGCGACGTTCCAGTTTTTGACTGGTGCTGTCACGGATGCTGGCGCGGCAGGTGGCTTTGTTGTCGAAATCCAAGAAAGTGCTACCACAGCAGATGCGGATTTCACGGCGGTTCCGGATGCGGATCTTGTCGGTCTGGAAACGGAACTGACCATCACGTCAGACGATGATGATGGCATTGCGGTTGGCTCTTTGGGCTACATCGGCACAAAGAAGTATGTCCGCGCCGTTGTCACCGGCACCACAGGGACCAATGCTATTGTTGCGGGCGTCTGGGCGCTCCAAGGACCACGCTACGCCCCCAAAGGCGATGCGGCGGCGAACATTACCGCAACCTGATGAATATTGGTGTGGGGCGGTTTCCCGCCCCCATCCAATGCGCATAGGAGACGAAAATGGCAGTTTTGAAAGCAGACTTTTACGCTGTTCCGGAAGGCGAGATTTACCCGCGATTATTTAAGGCTGGCGAGACTGTTGACGGGCTACTGGAGCAGGCGGCGCGCGATCAAGGAAAAGCTGAACACCCTAAGCCACAGCATCAAAAGCCGTCCCGCAAGGCCCACAAGAGCGCGCCGGAGAAAAAGTGATGTTTTCCACGCTAGTCACAGCCCCGGCAACGCCGCTTTTCACGACAGAGCAGGCAAAGGACCAACTGCGCGTGACAAGCAGCGCAGAGGACACCTTGATTGATGGCTATGTGGCTTCTGCAACGGCTTATTTCGACGCGCGCGATGGCGTGACGGGGCAGGCGCTTATTACACAGACTTGGAAGCTGACCCTTGCTGGCGATGAATGGGAAAGCGGCCTGCGCCTTCCTGTTGGGCCGGTGCAATCAATTGCCAGTTTCGAATATTACATTGATGGCGTGTTGACGACATTCGCCACAGAAAACTACCGACTGACCGATGGCCGCGTGTATCTTGTCGAAGGCGTTTCATTGCCGTCACATGAAGTGCGCGAAGACGCCGTGCAGATCACGTATCTTGCCGGGTACGGCGACACATCGGCAGACGTTCCGGAAACAACGCGCAATGCTGTGGCTGTGTTTTTCTCTGGCCTTTATGACCAGAGGTCGGCAGAACATGAAGGCACAAGCCAGATGACAATTGCCTTCCAGTCGCTCCTAGCCGCATCCAGAACAGCGCGGGGGCTGTTCTGATGCAACCCGGCAAGCGTGACCGCCTTATCACATTCCAGCGTAACGGCGGGGCGACTGACGCTTTCGGCGGGCAGTCTGAGGCATGGGCAACGCTTACGGTTGGGACATGGGCCGGGTCCGAATGGGCTGAGAAAATGGACGTGTCAGACGGGGAACGCTGGCGGGCTGGCGAGGTGGCTGCACAGGTCACAACGCGTTTTAGGACGCTATCACACACGGGGACGCGGGCGGTTCTGCCGTCTGATCGCATCGCGTTTGACGGGTTTGTTTACGACATATCCGGCATCAAGGAAATCGGACGCGCCGAGGGTATCGAGTTTACCGCGAACCGGAGGGCTGACTGATGGCAACCGTAACCGGGCTTCGTGAAATAGAGCAGGCGATGGAAGGCTTGACTAAGGCGGCTGGGCGCGGGGTTCTGCGACGGGCTGGCATCAAGGCGCTTGAGCCGATGGCGGAGGATGCGCGGGGGCGCGCGCCTGACGATCCGTCCACAACCGGTTATGACCTGAAAAAGTCTATCGTTGTCGGCGCGAAACTTTCAAAATCAGAA